TTGACCGGGGGCGTCGCGTCCCGATCACCCTCCTCGTTTGGCAGCGTACCCTCGGGGTCCGCCACGACCTCCATGAAGTTGGTCACGAACAGCGGAGGGAGCCAAATCGTGAAGTTGTCCTCGCGGTCGTTATCCTCGAATCGAAGCTTGAGGATCGCGGCGACGGCGCCGGAATCGAAATCCCTGCGCTCGAAGCCCTCGACTTGGGCGAGGTGGGCGGTGGGGTTGGGCGGGGGGAGCTTGACGGCGGGGGTGGGGATAAGATCGTCCGATTCGTCAACGGGCACATTCCCGGTGGAATCGGGCTCGGAGGATCCCGATTGGCCTGTGACGAGTCGTCCCTGGTACGTGGAATCGGGCTGGTCCTGCGGCGTCTCCTCATATACGATCTCGCCCTCGACAGGCTCGGGATCGGGGAGAGGCGGGGCGGGGGTGGGGGCGACGGGCTTGCGGAATACGGCGGGCGCCAGCGCGGGTTTGACGGGTTTGGTTACGGCGGGCCTGGCAGGGGGCGCAGGGGCCGGTTTGGTTACGATAGGTGATGCTTTCTTGACCAGCTTGGGCATATGCCACACTCCTTTGAGTTATAGAGTTACGTACGTTGGTACATCGTTAACGAAACTTACGGTTGCGCATTAAATACGCGCTTACAGCAGTCATAGGGCCTATTCCCGGCGTCGCCGTATGTTTCTCTCGCCAATGTTTCTTCCATTCACGTTCGTCCTTCGTCGAGAACAGACAAGCCGGACAGGCGAAGATATGCCGCTTTTTCCATTGGTAGCGGCTCTTGTGTTGATGCAAAGTCGCGCCCTTAAAAGCGTGCTGCATACTATTCCTCCGTTGTGCGAACCTTCTCCCAGAACGCGCGTAGATCCAAAGGCTCGCGTAACGCCAGCAAAGGTTGCTTCCCCTTCTCCACCTTACAGTATTGCAGGGGGAGTTTATGCTTGGCGAATATACGGCGCATTTTCGTCGCCTCTTTGCCGGTTTTGGGGTCTTGGTATCGGAAGGGTATCTCGATCTCCGTGGTCACGAGCTTGTAATGATCGTCGATGTAAAGCACAAACTCAAAGTCTGTATCGACCATATTGCCCATCTTGGGGGGCAAATCCGGCCAGATTCGCTCGTTACCGTCGATCTGCGAGGGGAAGCTAACCGCCATCGCCACGCACCCGAAGTGCATGGGCTTATCGAGGACGCCACGTATGATATCCTTCATCGCGTCTTTGGCGGCTCGATGTATCTGCCGGAGATCCTTAACCTCGCGCTCGTTCCCCGCCGCGTCCACGGTCGTCTCGCTATCCTCCAGGATCATATCCTTAAGCTGGGTGAGATCATCGAGCATCAGGTAACGGTCGGTCAACTTCGCCCACTCGGGCCACAGAGCCTCGGGATGCAGTAACGCCTCCTGGGCCTTATCGAGTGTCGGACAGTGAGCGATCTCCTTATATCCCAAATCGCGTAGGGGCAGCATCTGCTCTTTACGGCGCAGGAGGACTATACGCGTGTGATCAGGATCGGAGAATAACGCCGCCGTCGTCGTCTTGTAGCGCGACGTCTCGGCGTACAAGACGAAGCGGAAGTAACTCTGGGTTAGAGACGAAGCATCGAATAACTCGATCTTGGAGCGTAGGGACGTGGCGACGGGGCGTACGGCGGTTGCGGCGTTGACTTGCCGGCGGAGCAACGTTCCCGTTGATATCAGGGGCTTGGCCGTACCCAACTTGGGAACGTTCGTACCCGGAGCGGGGACAGCGCGACCGACGATTAACGGCTGGGGCGCGATCTTACGCAAGGGTAGGGGAATGGTAGACATCGTGAGATCCTCCTCTATTTCCAGTTGGCGAATATCTTACGCGCTTCCTCGACGCTGATCTCTCCGCAGGCTAGTCTTTCCAGAACTGCGGCCTTGCCGAGAATCTCCTCTTCGGTGATAGGCGGAGGCGTTTCTAGGCAAAGCTTCACGGACAACGCGTCAGCAACGAGCGAAGACGGAGCCACGAGAAAGGCAAGCCGTACTTCCGGTAGCTCTGGGCAACTTGCAACAACAATCTCTTGGTTGGGGCGGCGAAGGAATTTAACGTGGGATGGAAACTGCGCCTCAATCATACCTAGTGTATCTATAGTTAATTCGATAATTGAGGACATCCCTTAGCTACCCCTTTCCGCTGTGGAATCGCGCGCATAGTGACGATCAATACGTTAAAGTGTACGCTTTGTGGCGAGCGAAGTCAAGTAAATTCCCGCCGTTTGCGCCAGAGCCTCCGCCACGCGCCAGAGCACGCAGGCGAAGATTACCAGGAACGGCGTCCAGAGGAGCACGACGAAGACGATAAGGAACAGGTTAAAACGGGTCATTTGTTACGCTCCTTTTCTTCCACGGCACGTAAGGCCGCCCATAGTAAATCGCGCGTATCCATCGCCTCAACGAGCGCCATCAGCCACTCCCGCGTACGTTGATAGATCGCATCCCGCTCCGGGTCGGCGTGGAAGGGAACGGGGCCGCAACTTTTGATCGCGCCGGCGAGCAGCGTTTCAGCTTCTTCGTAGGCTTTCCGCAGCACGGTAACGCGCTCAGACGCTTTTTGGTAAGCCGTATATGCTTTCATCCAGCGCTCACGGCGATTATTCGGCATTTACTTACCCTCCTTCATAATACGGTAGAATTCAGCGAGCCCGCTGTGCGTACTACCGCCGATCTGAAGCGCCAAGTCGTTAGTCTCCTCACGTCGGCCGAGCCCTTTGGTGATACGCCACTTCTCATGGCACGTGGCCCAAGTCTTATAGGAAGACGCGGAGAGGATCACGGTACGGGCATCACGCTTTAGCCGCGCCAGGCCAAACTTCTCCAGGTAATCGAACTCGTCGGAATCGGGATCGTAAACGCGGTACGGACCAGTAAAGTATGCGTGTGTGCGGCAAGTTTCGAGGAAAGAACAATCGTGCCCGTATTGATGGAAGCATTGGCCGCCCGTATGCTGCCACGGGAGACCCGTGTCCTTCGCACGTAACGCACGGATGACACGCGCGGCGTTAAGATAGGCGATTCTCGCGGCTTCGATATCTCCGGCGTCGTATTCATACAAACCTGCCTCCGTTTTCGCGTACTCGTTCTCGCCGGGCCAGAAATCGGGGGGAGACTTCTTAACCGCGGCGCGTACCCGGACCCGCACGCTGGAGAGTCTCGCCGCATCTTTGATCATGAACGGGGCGAGACCGCGCTTAAGCGCGAGCCGACCGTATTTGGCGGCTAAGGCGTACGTCGGTAACTGTATCCCCGAGGTGATCTCACTCAGCCACTTACGCTCGCCCCAAGCCCACGGCCCTGGGCGATCCGACTCTGCCCGCGCCGTCTTCCACTCGTTCACCACGTATACGCCGTCGTCGGGATCGTAGCTAATACGGTCGATTACGCCAACGGCGAACGTGTAAGAATCGAGTTGAACGTTGAACGCCGCCTCTACCGCCATCGTGCGCTCCTGGCGATCGTGGTCCTCGAAGCGGTCGATCCAGCAGCCAACGAGTTCAGCGGCGGTTTCGACGGCGGAGGGAGAAGCGCCGGGGTGCGATTCGATAGCGCGCTGGATACGGGTCAGGGCGGCGCGGTTGGTACGGATCGAGGTGTGGGGGATTGACGGTTGCATTCGTCGATTTGACATGCGTATAATATACTCGCGTTACAAAACGCTGTCAAGTTTTATTTTGGCCGCCAAAAAGGAGCCCGCCAATGATCGTCAAGGAGCCGGAGATCAATCCCAAGTTACGCGAGACGCTGCTCGATACCAACGAACTTGCCCTAGAGCTGAACGTCGGTCCGTCTACGGTGCGCGTGTGGGTCAGCCGTAAGCTCGTCCCGTATGTCCAATGGGGAAAGCGGATATACTTCGTGCGGGAACACCTTCCCTTAATCAAGATGCGTATGTTGATGCGTTGAACCGAATCACCGATTAAGGAGCCCGTCGATGCCCGATACGCCCGTTAAACCGAAGCTGCCTTCAGATCGTTACGTCAAGTCTCTCAAGCCGTTTATCTTCGATCCCACGGCCCCGCGTCTACCCTCGGATTTTATCTATGAATACTTCCTCAAGCCAAGCGCGACCATAGTATGGCTGGGTCGGGAGAAGCACCGCAAGACAAACCTCGTTCTACAACTTGCGATGTGCGTGGCGCTGGGGCGTGATTTCCTATGGATGAAGTACCGCCGGGAGAAGCCCATTCGCGCCGTGTTCTTTGATTACGAGTCGAGTACCGAGGGTCTGCAAATGCGCTATGACGCGCTATGTCAAGCAATGAAGTTATCCGATGAGGAACGTATTACTTTAAGGACTAACCTTAAGATTATCGCGTTGCACCGGGTAAGCGAAGAAGGCAACGAGATACCCCACTTCCCCGCAAAGGAAAGCGCCGTCGAAATTGAACTTGGCTGGTGGCGCCAACAGATCGCGGATAACCCGGCCGAGATGTACATTATCGATCCATTGCGGTCCTTCCATATGTCCGACGAGAACGACTCGACGATTAGTAACCTCCTCACGAAGATCCGCCGGCTGTTCCGTAAGTCGCTCGTGGTTGTTACTCACCATATGCGAAAAGACAACTTCGCGCGGGAGACGGCGGTTACACTCGCCGACGACATGCGGGCTTGGTCGGATGGCGCCAGGGGATCGAGCGCGATTAAAGCCGCCGCGGATATCATCGTTTGCCAGGAGCGAGTCAGCGACGACGGGAACGAGGTCGTGTGGCTGGGGGCGTATATGAAGGACGGCCCGGAGATTATGCCGACTCCGTTAGAGGAAACCGACGCTGTATCGTTCTACTGGCAAATGGCCTCGTCAATGCCAGGACACTTACGGTCAACCGTTGAACTCCTCAAGCGCCAAGGAACATTCAAGGCATACAGTGACGCGCGGAAACTTCTCGTGACTCTCGGAATGAAACGGGCCACGGCGTACCTACACCTGGAGGAGCTAAAGCAGAAAGGCTTCTTCATTCAAGGGGCGTCGGGTGCGTGGGTACTACGCGGGATTGCGGTTCCAGCGCCTACCGCAGCACAAGCGAGGTCGATCTGCCGGAGTCTCCTCGGTGAGTTCGACGAGCCCGTAGTCCTGTAGCTCAAGGTTTTAACTTTCTCCGACCCGGATATGTTGGACGGTACGTTAGAATCGAGGCTATCTTATGTGGACTCAGTTAGTTAACCCGTCCAACTGTCTAATTGGACGCTGGACAGACGGGGTTGGATGGTTCGACAGTGAGACCGTCCAAGTCGTCCAAGTCCGTCTAAGCCTCGTCTACCTTAAAGTCTAAGTAGTAAGTATATATAATAATATATACTTACCTTATCTGTCCAACTAGAACCGGAGTTTTAGGGAAAGTCCCTTACACTCGCCCCCTCGATCACATCATCGCCGCTATTCATGCGCCTTTCGTACAGTTTTAGGGGGCTTAATCGTTCGTCTCCCCCGTCAGCATCGACCACCCGCGGCGTAATCTCGAACCATAGCGCCGGGGGGCTGTGTAGGCGGTGACGCTCATTAGGTCCAATGTATCGCGTTTTAACGAGGAGCGTAAGGCGAGCGGTGTTAGTGGCGGGGCATCGGGTGCTGTGAATCGCGTATCGAGCGTCGCATCCGTATCGCGATCATCGTCCGGGGTGATTCGATCCATCGTTAACCCTCCTTTATTCGTTTAGTGATTATCGTGCCGCGCATCGCGCGCGTGATTCGTCGTGACCATCGGGCGGCGCGAACGCGCGGCGAGGTAATAGACAATACTCCCGAGTATCGGTACGCCCAGGGCGACGGTGATCAACGTTAAGATAAACGCGAGTATCGGATTCATATATTCCCCCTTCCTTCCCGCTCCTCGATGTACCGACAGCACTCCTCGAACGTCGCAGCGTTGAATACCGGCGGGGCGCTTTCGTCGGCTTTGTCAAAGACGATCCAGCGGCCGGGGGTAGAGACGAGCCGCTTTCGTCCCGATTTGCGAACGTGGGCGACCCCGGCCGCGCGAGGATCGAAGGTGATCTTGAGCCACGGGGTCATGCGACACCGCCGTCTCCTAGGGTGATTGTCTGGCGCATATATGTTACCTCCTCAGACAGGTTTTAGATTCATCTGTACGCTTATGTCCTTACCTTCCAAATGGGCGTACAACGCGAACGATACGGTATCGAGTAAAGCCGCGGTCACCTTCGTAACCGCCAGTAACTCCGCCTGGCGATCCAGCGCCTCTTTGTGGGCGCGGATCAGGACCAGTAAATTCGCGTTATTATGCTCCTGATAGGCGAGGAGACGCGCGGTTAACACGTCGAGATCCGTGCGAAGAGGATCGGTGGGGGCGGCGGTTGCCGTAAGAAGATCGTTTTGGGCCAGAAGATCGCCGTTGCGGGCGGCGCGGAGAAGCGCCCATACCATGATCAGTGTGATGCCAGCCAGCAAGGCGAAGCCTATGAGGATCGGATGTGATAACAGCATCGGGTTGTACCTCCGGGGTGTGGTGGGTGCCTTGATGCGCCTCCAGGATTAGGATACGCCATTCGAGCCGGTGAGCGCGCTTTGTGAGAGCTTCAACGGCGCGATATTGTAATGTCGTGAGCGTCGTAAGATCGTGCATCGAATCGTTATAGCGCGTCTCGGTGTAAGCGAGATTCACGCACGCAGTGAAGATTAAAACGGCGCAGGTATAGCGAGTCGTCATAATTCGGCTCCTTAGCTCGGGATCGTAAGCATCCGGCGAATAATCGCCGCCATTTCGAGATGGGCTTTAGTATAGGCGGCGTCAGCGTCGGGGGTGGCGTCGGGGGCACGGGCGGCGTAGGCGGCGGCGGCGGCGGCGCGGGTGAAGGCATAGACGGCGTTGGCGGCGGCGTTGGCGGCGGCGTAGGCGTCGTCGGTGGCGGCGTAGGCGGCGGCGTAGATGGCGGCGTAAGCGGCGTAGGCGGCGGCGTAGATGGCGGCGTCGATATCGTAGGCGGCGTAGGCGTAGGCGTAGGCGGCGCGGGCGGCGCCTCGAACCTCTTGTAACGTTGCTTCCCCCCGTGCCCACTTCCGTGCCATTTCCAACGCTTTTGCCGGACGCTTTTCTTCCGGGGGTACATATTGCAACGCGGTTTCGGCGCACGCGCACGCCGCAAGCACCAGTTGTCGGCGAGTCGGCCACCCCTTTACACCGATCTGTCTCGCGCACAGCCAAAGCAGCCCGTCGGCGCGGGGACACGTCTCCCAGGCTTCGGTTAGGGTCTGGCTCGCGACAAAGCCCCGCGCTTCTGAACAAGCGCTGAATTCGCGGAGTAATCGTACTAATGCTCGATTCGTCATGGTGAAATCCTCCTAATGGCGCGCCTCGGTGTAGGCGAGGTTTAGTACTGTGGCGAGGGTAAGGGTAACATAGGTGTAGCGAGCGGACATACGTGAAGCTCCTTAGCTCGGGATCGTAAGCATCCGGCGAATAATCGCCGCCATTTCGAGATGGGCGGCGGCGGCGGCGTAGGCGGTGTGGGCGGCGGCGGCGGCGTAGGCGGTGTGGGCGGCGGCGTCGGCGATGGCGTCGGTGTAGGCGACGGCGGTGTGGGCGGCGTCGGTGTGGGCGGCGGCGGCGTAGGCGGCGGCGTCGGCGATGGCGTCGGTGTAGGCGACGGCGTAGGCGGCGGCGGTGGTGCAGGCGGCGGCGGCGGCGGCGTAGGCGGCGTTGGCGGCGTTGGTGGCGTTGGTGGCGGTGTGGGCGGCGTAGGCGTAGGCGTAGGCGGCGCGGGCGGCGCCTCGAACCTCTTGTAACGTTGCTTCCCCCCGTGCCCACTTCCGTGCCATTTCCAACGCTTTTGCCGGACGCTTTTCTTCCGGGGGAATGTACTGCAACGTGGTTTCGGCGCACGCGCACGCCGCAAGCACCACCTGCTGATGCGTCGGCCACCCTTTTACGCCCAGCTGTTTCGTGCATAGCCATAACATCCAGTCGGCGCGGGGACACGTCTCCCAGGCTTCGGTTAGGGTCTGGCTCGCGACAAAGGCGCACGCTTCTGAGCAGGCGCCGAGTTTACGGAGCAATCGTAACAATGTTGGATTCGTCATGGTGAAATCCTCCTGTTTGATGTGTCGTACTGGGTTATAAATCCCGCACTGTCCAGCGCTTGGTGCGGGATTTGGCGGTGTGGTCAACACATTTAATCACCTGTCCCACGTTGCCGACCGCCGCCAGAGTCACGGGTTCGTAGCGGTTATACGCCGGGGTGAGATCGCGAATGGCGTGATCGGTTTGGTAAATCATCCACTTGCGGTCGCGGGTGGCAATATAGTGCTGCGTATCGCTCACCAGATGCCCATCACGCACCATGGGTATCTTGATCCAATCGAGCCCGCTAACCGTGCGGAGTTTGCATTTAAGCCTATAGAGAAGCTGGGAATCGCGTGAGACACGCGGCTCGCCTTTGTCGCGCTGGATCGTGAGGGTACTGGCGTCGGTGGTGATCGTCATGGGTTAGACCTCCGTAGCTAAGACCTCTTGTAAAAGGTGAGTTAAATCGTAAGAAAATTTCTCAAGGACGTTGGCGGCGGCGGCGGCGGCGTAGGCGGCGGTGTAGGCGGCGTCGGCTTTGGCGGCGGCGGCGGCGGCGGCGTAGGCGGCGGCGTAGGCGGCGTCGGCTTTGGCGGCGGCGGCGGCGTAGGCGGCGTTGGCGGCGTTGGCGTTGGCGGCGTTGGCGGCGGCGGTGTAGGCGGCGGTGTAGGCGGCGGCGTTGGCGTTGGCGGCGTTGGCGTTGGCGGCGTAGGCGGCGTCGTAAGTTCGATCTTTCCCGCTTTTCCAATCTTCGGCCCATTTCGTAAACACCTCTTTTCCTGGCCAGTCTCCGGTTAGTTCTAAAGCGATCCGCAAAGCAGCGAGGATTCGTTGATGTTTAGTGAATTGCGGGAGCGCGAACCGTTCGCGCAAGGTAAGGGTCTTAACACCAATTTTAGTGCCGCTGTTGGCCACGACTTCCGGGGTTTCGGCGGCGTAGAGGTGTGGGTGATCGAATGCGGCGTGTATAGGATTCATAAACGCCGTAATTTCGGGCGAGAGATAGGCGTGGATAATTTCGGAGGTGCATAGCGCCGTCCCGTCACCCGCAACGGTTACGGTTTCGCCAATACGCCAGTGCGTCTCGCCATCTTGACCTCGGCGGGTGTAGCCGTCGGAATCGGTGAGTTTATACACGGTGATCATCGTCATGGGTTATAACGCTCCTTTTTGGACGGACGTTAATCGTGGTAAGCACGCGAGGGGCCGTTAGATTCCCCAACCGTCCTCTTGACCTCCCCGAGTGTTAAATGAGCCATCGGGGAAGTGTATCTTGACGGCGTACCCACGGGGATCGTGATTGCGCATATGCTTAAGGCCGTACGATTCGAGTATTCGCGTTACCTCGGCGTTGAGGCGTACGTTACGGGCCTGCTCGCGGTTTGATACTTCGCGGTTGCAGAATGCTTCGTCAAGCCGACTAATCGCGCGTGCGAGGCTCTTAAGCTTGGCGGCGTGAAAGCAGACGAGGCGAGCGTGGAAAGCCTCGCGTATCGTTGGTTCATAGTGGCGATATTCTTGAACAATGCGAGGAACGGCGGAATTGGCCATAGGATCGTAATAACGGATAACTTGATAAAGCTTCAGAGCAAGTAGACATTCTTCGTTGATTTTAGGCATTGTAACCACCTTCTGAGCGTATCTGCGGCGCTCCCCGGTTTTGCGCGGTGGGTTATATCCCCCCGCTGCGTGAGGTGAGTAGCATGTAAGGGGCCGTACGTACGCTAATCCTCCGACGGGTACATACAGTCAGCATACGTTAGCTCGCTGTCTTCGCTGACCCAAGGAATCTCGCGTTTACCGCATACCGCGCGAAAGTCGGTGATCACTTGGAAGTCACCGGCATTCGTTGCTAACCACCGATCAACGTTGCGGCGGGTGAAGGCGCCGATATTCGCGAGGTCATAATTGCGCAGCTCGTAACGGTACGCGCACGTTGTAGCGGGCATCCATATGGTTCCGATAACCTCAACGTAGGCGATACGTACCCGAGCGCGAATATACGGATTGGGATGAAGCTGTTTCGGAACTGCGGGAATTTGTGAGGTTGACATCGTTGTAAGCTCCTTCGTATCGTGAGTGATCTAACTGTGATGTGCTACCCGCCGAACCGCCGGTAAACCTCGAAGCTTAGATACTCTGCGTGCTGGGCGCAATAGTCGCGTTGGATTTTGGTGTACCGCGCGAAATACTCCGCATCGGTATCGCCTGGGCGCAAGGTGAGAAACGTCATCAGCGATTTAATGCAATCGTCGGAATCTTGCGCGTGTAAAGGGGAACATCGGAAGTCTTCACCCTCGAATAGCAAGGTCGTAACGCGGTGTTCCTTCATGGTGAGCTTGTATCCCAGGTGGTTATCCGACTGCCCGAGGGAATAAAGCTTGAGAGTGAAGATCGGCCCCTCACCCTTGCGGTAGGGGAAGAATCGAACCGTACGCATACAATCTGAGGTGTTCATTAGCGTTGTCCTCTTAGGCTCACGTTTCTGCCTGATCCGACTGTCGAGCTGTCACTACTCGGCAGCGGGGCCAAGTGGTCGTGAAAAGTTTTTCAGGCGCAATCTCACCATCTTGCATTGGGCGATACTGGCCGCGCGAAGTTGTGCGATAGATACAGCCATCGACTCCAAGTGCCCACATCTTTTGAAACCTCCCATCGTGATTGTGGGTGAGGTGAAGACCCTGGTTCACCTTCTTTAGAATTTCTACCTGCTTGCGTATGCCGTGTTCGCTTATCGTGATTGTCATCTTCATTCCCTCCTGCCCTATTTCACGACCCTGGGGGATTTGACTCCGTACGTTAGAGGATAGAGCACGTTGCTCGCCATTGGGCGGCAGTAAATAACTACCGACCGGACGGTGGGTAAACGTCGTAATTTCTAAGGTGTGTCTATTAAACCACAAAGTGTGGTAAATTAACCACAGTCGAGTTTTAACTCGTTTGTTATCATATACTTACAGAGACCGAAGTCGGCGCGTGAGTAGGTTAACGTTAGGTGATATTAGCTAACGTATAGCTTAACTAGATAACGTTAACGGGGAGGCGATACGGACGCGGGGGTGAGGATAGGCGCGGGAATCGCGGGGACGGTAGGAATCGTGGGGAAGATGCCAGGTAGGGGGAAAAGAAAACGCGCACCAGGTGATACGGGCTGGTGCGCGTTTAGCGGTGGAGGCTGGTCAGCGTTCTTCGCGGAAGTTAGCGCGGGCGATTTTCGCGCGTTTCGTTCGCAGCGTTTCGCGATCACGCCAGCCGTCGTAACGGTCAACGGTGGCAGGCTCAAGCTTATCGAAGCACGTGAAGCATACGTAGCGTGGACGTGGCTCGCGTGTGGCGTAGAGGCCGTTATGGGCGGTGGTATGGCACTGGGCGCAAGGGTCCATTAGACAATCCCCCATATCTCGCGCATCGTACCGTATCGCGGTTTATAGTACAGCGTAAGGTTACCGTGGTCGGAAAAATGGAGGACTTCGCCGACATAGCGCGCGGGAACTTCTGAGGTATCACTAACCTTTAGGCCGTTGAAGTCCTCCTCGAAAGTCTCGCTGAGCCATACGCCATAATCGGCACCATCGCCAGTATGCGAGCCGAAGTACATATAAGGTGGGCAGTGGTTATTGAGGATATCGAATAACGCCTCTAGGTCGTATCCGACGCCTACGCTCTGCCAGTATTCAGCATCCTCGTTAACGTCCGAGGCTTTCCGAATCGCGTTGACTTGTTTACGTTCGTCCTGTGTTGGCGCCAGGTGCTGGGCTTCCCATAGGAAGCTTGGTATAAGATCCTCGGTTCGCATCGTACCCGAGCTTACCGAGCCGATTGAAAGGGTATCGTTCTTACGTCGTTTAGTGGCCATTGTAGCCTTGCTCCTCTCGTTTTAGCAATAGTTAAACCAATTCGCGGCTGTGGGTACATCTCGCGTCGGTTTAGCCGGCTTGCGTGCTTGTGTCATCACACCAGAGTTGGTACTTTTGAATCCAGCTTTCGTTCGGATTGTGCTTGAAGCTATAGAGGTTCAGTTTGCGAGCCTGAAGACGCAGGAGTGTCAGCTTCACGAAGTCATCCTTGATTGTTTGTTTGGGAGTGGTGGCGCAAAGGGAATTTTCAAAGCGTTCAAGTTTACCGCAGAGAGCGGACCATTCGGGCTCGAAAGACTTCCCGATATAGCGGGTATCGAATCTTACCGTGTCTCTGAGTTCCTGAACGGCCTTAAAAAGTTCTTTTCGTGTCATCGGTCTACCCTTAGGGTTAAACTCCTCACCTTAGCGCCTGGTGGGGGATTAGGCGCTAACGTCGGAAGCTAGTACGCCAAGGCCCAACCGATAACCTGTTCGGGCGTCATATGAAGATTACGCCAGTACCACAATGTGTCAGCATTCGGCAGTAGAACCAAATGCGCTGCGGCTGCCCGCTCTTTCAATTCTTTTAACCAAGTATCATAGTCCATTTCGCTCACCTCACCTTACTCCGTAGCACGTTGCTCGCCATCACGTAACGTACCACGGCCGCGTTATATCCCGCGCCCGTGATACTGGTACGTGACGCTTGGGACCCGGGACCCATAGTCGTGAGCATCGTAACTCTGCCGGCCAGCGCGCCCACGGGTAGGCGTGCACCCCCACCCTATCACCGGCGGTACCCCCCATAGGGGCGCGCGGGCCGTCGCCCGCAAAATTTCCAGGATATACGGCCTGAAAACTATTATCTATTCTATCAACGTTTCTACTCTACGTAATATGCGATTAAAATGTTGATTTCGCCTGGCACCTATGCTACGATACCGGGCACTAAAAGGAGCCGTACATGGAACCGGCGTTTTCCTGTTGGCGTGTTCAACTCGCGAGCCGTTCCGCTATTGATCCATTCATTAAGAAGCACTATCTGCGCCGCTGGCCCGGAGTTGTAACACTGAACCTCGGTTTATTCGACGGGCAGAGGAATATCGGTTGTGCCGTGTTCGCTTTGCCTCCACGCGAGACGATGAAGCGTTACGGTGTCCCGCTCGTTTGGGAACTCGCGCGGTTGTACATCGAAGACACGACACCGGCCAATGCTGAGACTTGGTTCGTGGCGCGGGCGATTCGCTGGATTCAACGGGACTATCCAGACGTTACATGTCTGGTCTCATACGCCGATCCTTCGGCCGGGCATCGCGGGACGATCTATCAAGCCGGAAGTTGGATTGCCGACGGGCGTACTGACCAGGAACGGAAGACCCCGCGCTTCGATTATCGTAACCCCATAACCAAGAAGATGTACTCCCGGCGTTCGCACGTTCCTGATGATGTCGTTCCCGAGCGCGTCCCGCGTATCTCAAAACTCCGGTATGTTTATTGGTTGGATGGCTCGCACGAGAAACGTAGACAAGTCCAACGATTAAGTTTACGTTGATTTCTCCGGGTTAACATGCTACGCTATCGGGCACTTAAAGGAGACCTCGCATAATGCGCCGCGTCGATAAACGATTCAAGTCCAACAAAGGCAACAAGGTAACGCCCCCAACAGCAAAGCTTCCGTCACCAAATCGCCGGTCTATTCGTGACAAGATCCGCGCGATGTTGGCCGCTAAACCTCAGCCTTTGCCGCCAACTCCCGAGGTTCCGTCAACGTCCGGGTCAAGTAAAGTGTCGGAAAAACTCGACAAGCTTCGGACAGAGCGTAACCAGCCCGGCCGTCCCGCGCGCCCCTTACGCTACGTTACGGTCCCCGGCCCCGATGGTCCGATCCGCCTCACTTCTGAGCAGTTGGTATTCGTCAAAGCGTACACCGACCCCGCGGCGTCCACGTATATGAAGGCGAACGAATCATATCGGCTCGCGTATCCCAACATACAGGGCAATCCGCCGGGGATCAAAGAGACTGCAAGAAAGTCCCCGAATTTATCCCGCGCGATAGAATTCGCTTTGGAGAAAGCGGGTGTTACCGATGATCTCCTCGCGACGAAGCTCCGCGAGGGGCTCGACGCGATGAAGACCGAACTCGTCACGTTCCAGGGGGCGGTTACCGATCAAGTTGATATGATCGCGTGGGACTCGCGGCATCGCTATCTCGATACGGCGCTCAAAGTTAAAGGTCACTTTCCGAAAGAGGATGTCAACGTGCAGACGGCGCTGATACTCAAGATCCCCCCGCGTACGGGCGCCGAGGAATTCGAGAAGGAGTTCGCCACAACGGTAGACGCGAAACCGTAACGTTTATGCCCCTTCCCACGATTCAAGAACTCGCTCGACGCGCCGAGACTCTCCGCAAGTGGGAGCCCCAGCCCGGCCCCCAGTCCGCGCTATTCAAATGCCCCGCACAAGTGATCCTCTACGGCGGGGCGGCTGGCGGGGGCAAATCGGACGGCGCGATCGTCTGGGCGGCCCAAGACTACGATAAGCCGGGATATCGCGCCGTGATCTTCCGGCGTTCCTATCCCGAGTTGAATCGCCATATTATCCCCCGCACGCGCACGTTATTCAAAGACGTCGGCCGTTACCGCGAGACCGACCACACGTGGACGTTCCGTACCGACGGCGGCGGTGAGTCCACGCTGGAGCTGGCGTTCCTCGAATCAGCGGGCGACGTCTACAATCACCAGGGCGTTCCCAATGCCCGCTTCGCCTTCGACGAGTCCACGCGTTATCTCTCCGAGAATATGATGCGTTCGTTGCTGGCGTGGCAGCGTACCGAAGCCGAGGGTGTTAAATGTCAGATGGGTTTATTCACGAATCCCATCGGTCCGGGGTTCGCGTTTCATCACCATCTATTCATCAAGAAGCCCCATAAGGCGTTTCGTGTATACGGCGATGCAACGTGGTACGAGGATAAGAAGCCCCTCGGCAAAACCACGTGCTTTATTCCCTCACACTTCTACGATAACCAGATCAACCTCGCGCGTAACCCCGACTACGAGGCGAATCTCGACTCTCTCCCCGAGGCGTTGCGCCAAGCTCTTAAAATCGGCTCGTGGGAGCAAAACCTGGGGATCGCTTTGGACTTCGATCCCGATATCCATACGTGCGATCCCGTCGCGATTCCCGCGTACGCCCCGCGCTGGATGTCGATCGACTGGGGCAAGGACGATATCGCCTGCGCCCTGTGGTACGCGTATTACAACGGTCGGGTCTATATCTACCGCACCTTTAAGCGTCCGGGGCTACGGATCGTCCCCTACGCCTGGGAGTGCATGGAGCGCTCACAATCGCGCGACGACGAGGGGCTGATGAAGTGCGAGGCTATAATGTTCTGCGTTCTCTCCCACGAGTGCTTCGCCGACAAAGGGACGGAGAAGACCCAGGCGGATGACTTTATGAAGGTCTTCGGTAAGTATGATGTTCCCTTGGTCAAGTCGGATAAAGACGCGGAGGGCCGGACGATGCTGATTCGTGAGTATTTTAGAACCGTACAACTCTCGGGTGTCGAGATGCGCAAAGACTTGGACTATGGGTACTGGGTCCAGCGTTTCCAGGCGCAGGGAGACGCGGCGTTCAAGGAGTATCGTGAATGTATGAATCGCGTGACGGACGGTCCTTTACCGAAGTGTCTGATCTTCCGTGATGACGGTTCTAACGGCAACATGTACCTAATCGATACCCTGCCGCACCTTGTTACGGACGACGAGCACGGCAAGAATAAGACCCTCGCGCCCAAGCAGGACGACCACGGGTGGGATTCGCTGGGTTACGGTTTGAGAGTCGCCCCGGTGGTCGCGTCCAGCGATGTGAACGATGTTTACCTGAAGCTGCTCGCCGGGCGTATCCCCGAGTCTACTGGAGACGTGGCTCGTACAATGGCCCAGGCGCAGGAGATCGCGGCGGAGTTCGAGGAGTTCAAGCCCGTAGACTGGAAACGCGAGCGTTCATAGTTGGAATACTCCGCGTGAACGGCGTCCGAAAATGTACGTAGCTTTTTCCCCACGCTAAAGGAGGCGCGCTGGTGACTGTCTTAATCTGTGGCTCGCGTACGTGGTCTTCTTTCAAGTCGGTCCATGACAAGATTCTCGCGCTCGCTGATGAAGCGGGCGGCCTTGACGGGCTTCTTATTATTGAAGGTGAATGCCGAGGGGCCGATGCGATGGCCCGCCAGGTATGCCAGCGCGAGGAGATCGACTTTCACGCATATCCGGCGCGGTGGCGGCGCGAGGGTAAAAGCGCCGGGGCGCGCCGGAACAAACGTATGCTCGATCACGAACCACGCATAGAACGTATTGTCGCTTTCCACAAGGATATCGCTTCATCGGTGGGAACGAAGGACATGATCGAACGCGCCGCGTTTCGGAATATCCCCGTTGAAATTATCGCGTCTTGACACAGTGCGCGGTGGTTCGCCCCCACCTGTCGTGGTTGCATTCCCCTCCCCCTTTACGTTACCCTTATAGTTGCATAGTGAATGCCCCTCCCACAAGTTACCGGGGTGGTGGTTTCCTCCTCCTTTTCCACCACCCCGGTTCTCATATGCGTGGGGGCCGCAGGAGGATCGTGATATATGGCGAAGAAGACAACGAATCCCGAGAACGATCAGCTCGCGATACTCGATGACGATGATGATCTTGAAAACGATCCTGATATGTGCCTCCGCCATATCGATACCCGCTCGGCGGAGAACGTTGACGGTAAGCCCGGGTTCGTGATCACCTGCCATTACCATCTCGATCCCGACAAGATCGACAAAGATACGCCGTACGATCAGACGCACAAAGACGAGGAGTACATCGCCACCACCAAGGAGAAGGCACTCGCGTACTTTGAGGAGCAGTTGGATAAGCTGAGCGGCGAGGATTACGATAAAGACGCGATCACTGGTACGAGCCCTGCGTAATGGCCTACAACAGCTTCGCCAATTCGATTCCATTCAAATGGCCGTGGTCGGCGAACGATAACCAGCCCCAGGGCCAGGACGGCCAGACGGCGGGGACAACGGCTTCGTTCCGCTTCCCTTCCAACATGGCGCAGGCGGAGGAGGAGCCCCAGGCGGCGTTTAACCAGCCCGCGCAGGGACAACGCCGCGGGCCTCGTCAATACGCCCCGTCGTTCGGCGCATCGTCGGGTGGCGGATCACATTTCCGTAGTATGGGTGGTGGTTGATGGCGGCGGAGAGAAGCGTCAACGCGTATAACCTGATCCCCCCGCAGTCGCAGCAGACTTCCGACGCGATGTCGCCGTACGTTCTAGGGATGCAGCGCGAGGGTAACCCGTTAAGCGCTGGCTACCTCGGTTACTCAGGCGCGGGCCAGTCCCCCTTAACGTTCTCCTACGGCCCGTACGGGTTTGGATCGTACGGGTTCGATCCCGGCCAGGCTCAAATGGGCTTCTCGAATCCGATCCCCGCGAAGACGTTCGATACGGCACGGGGAGAGATATGGCAGCCGAAACAGTAAACGGAGGTTTATCGCAATGGCACAGTTAGCGCTTCACATAGGGCCGCCCGCGACGACGATTATGGCGGGGACTACGGGCACAGGGGCGGGCGCATCATACGCTGTCCCGCCGTTCCCCGGCGAAGGTAGGCGCGGCACGATCGTGTGGGAGGTGATCACCGCCTGTACGGCGTTAACCGCCGTCTTGCAGGGATCGCTCGATAATAGCCGCTGGTTTCCGCTCGACTCGTATATCACGGCGGCCGGCGGGAACGCCTTACAAGTGGCCGTCAATAACCCCGTGAACTTCGTCCGGGCGAATGTAACGGCGACCGATGGCGGCGCCACGAGCGTTGCGGTACAATTATAACGTACGGCGAATCCCCCGATAAAGGGGGTTTTGTAACGGAGAATATCAATGCCCGCAACTTCCGTAAAGCAGCGTAGGATGATGGCGATTGCCGAGCATCACCCGGAGAAGCTCAATAAGGAGAATCGTGGCGTTTTGTCAATGTCGCACGGGCAGCTTCACGATTTCGCTTCCACCTCGGAGGGTAATCTGCCGAAGGAATCCAAGGGCTTTCGTTTCCCCAGCCGGAGGAATTAAATGGCGATGAGTTTACGTTCCAAGGGCAAGGCGTCGGGCGCGGCGGGTTCGATTCTCGGCAAGATGCACGATGAATACGGGAAGAAGACGGGCCAACGCGTGTTCGCGATGCCGGAGAACGAACAGAATAAGAAGCAGCGTAAGACGCTATCGCCAACCCCGGGCGCGGCCTCGACCTCGCACGGCTTCAAGTTTCCCTCGCGGGGCTAACACGCGAGGCTGGATCGACAAATCACGTTAAGGAGCTTCACCATGTCTAAAGTCAAGCGTTTCGTTCTGGCCTTGGTTGCGGCGGCCCTGTTCGCGGGGGCGTCGTTCGGCCAAGACCCTTCCAAGTTGTACAGTGTCAGCACGTATCACGGGCCGTTCAGTCCTAGTTACGGCTATACCGCCTTACAGTATCTGGGGCCGTTCTTCGAGATGCCATTCGTGCTTCAGCCGACTGATGCGAACGCACCCACGGCAGGAGGCACGGCGGCGCTATCCGTCTCCTACACCTCGGGTAAGATCTTCGTTGGTGGGACAGCGGTGTACGTTACCGCTGGCACGCTCGGCTCGCTTACCGCCTCCGCCACAAGCTGCTCCGCTCCGACGTTCTCAAGCTGCGATATCGTCTACGCCAATAGTTCGGGAACCGTCGCCTTCACCCAGACGTTCGCTACGGCCTTGGGGAGCGCAAATTCGATCCTCGCGTTCGTAACGACCAGCGGCACAACGGTCACGGGCGTAACCTATCCCTACGAGGATACGACTCGTTACAGTCAAACCGCTGGACCTACCGCGATCACCGGATCACTCACGGTATCGACGACTCTCGGCGTTACGGGGGCGTCAACCTTGACGGGAAACACCTCCGTCGGAGGGACGCTCGGCGTTACGGGGGCGGCAACGCTGAATAGTACGCTCGATCAAAAAGGCGCAGCGACCTTTGAGAGTACGGTCGTGGGAGAGTTGCAGCCGGCGGTCGCCGTGGGAGCAACCTTATCCCCAACCTGCGCGCAATCTGGTTCGTTGATTCTCGTCGGAGCGGCCTCGGGTGAAGTCGTGACTCTTCCGGCTGCTGGCGCGGGAACCGTTGGTTGCTGGTTCGATTTCGTTATCACCGTTTCCAATACTTCCGCTGCCAACGAAATCGCGACCACCGGCTCCAATTACTTACTGGGTTCCGTCGCGCATTCCGCTACGGGTATCGCCGCATTAACTTTCTGGGCGGACGGTTCCAGCATTAAAGCGCTTAAAATGGATGGCGCGCACCTGGGCGGCCTAATTGGCAGCACGCTCCGCGTCGTCGGTATTTCCGCGACGCAATGGGCGATCTCCGGTACGAATCTCTGTACGTCGCCTTGCACCACGGGATTCACCGCAACGCCGTAAGCGTGGTAACAGAGAGAGGTTCGTGCTATGGTAACGCTCCTTCCGGCGTCGAGGGCGAGCGAGGATGATAAGGGTAGCAGCGCCAAGCCTGCCCGCCATATCCGTTTCGCCCTCGATGCGCCCCAAGACGCGAAAAAGGTCAAGGTAAAGGCGAAGTTTACGTTTCCCTCACGGAAAAAGGCGGATAACGATGAGCGCATGGGCGGCGGTTAAGCGTATCCTCTATCGGCTCGTTCCTCTTTTGGCGTACGTTGATCGCTTGGAGGACGAGGTTGCAGCGTTAAAATCCCAACGCGATACGTTGCAGGGGTACGTGCTGGAAATGACGAAACGCGCCTACTTCCCCGATTCGTCTCCTCTCTCCCCCGCGGAACCTGCGTCGATCCCAACCGACGATCTACGCACCTACGTCGAGCGGCGCGAACGCCAAACTTTGAACGCCCACCTTAAAGGGCTGGGTTTCGCCGACCTCGCCGAGTACGAGCGCTCGTTAACCGAGGAGCCTGCGCCTACTGAGGGAGCCCGTTAATGGCAACCGCGATCATGGCCCGCCCGTCCGATAACAGCGCCGTAGCCGCGTCTTCCCCTCCCCAGCCCCAGCGTACAGAAGACGATATCATCAACGAAGGTCTCGATGGGCCCGACGGTCAAGACGAGCTGATGCCCGGCGTAACCAAGGATTTAGAGGACGCCTTAATCTCGATTATCGTGGACGAGTACGAGCGTGAGTCGTACCCAACGTGGCGTTTCCAGAACCGCGACGTGATGCAGGCGGAGGCTTTCTGGAAGGATCTCCAGTATAACTTTTACGATTGGGAGACCGATACCTACCGAATCCCCTCGTTAAAGGACGTGACTCATGGAGCCGACGATGGAGAGAAGACCAAGTACGTTACTAACCTCTATCGCGCGCTGGGCTGGACCGTCATTAGTATCCTGGGCCAGCGCGTCCCGTCTACTATCTTCCTACCCGTCGATTACACGAAGTCCGTTGACGTTCTTGCAGCAGCGGCGGCCTCAGACGTTGCCCCGATCATCGAGCGCAACAACCGCGTAAGTCTCCAGCATATCAAAGCGTGCTATTACCTGTTTACGGGGGGACTCTTCGGAGGGTACGTCCGCTGGGTCGCCGATCCTGAGAAGTTCGGATATGAAGCGAACGATGAGGTTGGGCTCGCGAGCTTCGTACGCTGCCCCAACTGCGGCGAGATGACTCCGCTGGAGAAGGCTCAGCAGGCACAGATGTGTGATTCTTGCGGGCAGCCTCTACCCCCCGATGCCCAGACGCAGACGATCCAAGTGCCGCGGATCACAGGGGCGCGCAAAACGGCGAAGGGACAGGAAACGATCACGTTGCACGGCCAGCTTGAGCTGCGCCTGCCGCCGTGGGTGCAGGAGACGGGTGATTGTCCCTATATCGGGCTGGTGAATGAGGTTCATGTCTCCAAGTTACGCCAGCTTTATGGGAAGCGCGCGGAGAAGGTCCAAGGTGGGTACGGGACGTCGGGAGCGTACGATATCGATGATCGATTCTACCGTTTATCGCTACTCGAACCGTCGATTATCTACAACTCCTTCGCCAACACGAACCTCGTAACATTCAAGCGCTACTGGATCGAACCGTCGAGTTTCTATCTTCTACCCGACGACGATAAAAACGGCGCGACGGACGAAAACGGCGAACCCGTACGGTCCAAGCGCCAACGTTTACTCGATCTCTTCCCCGACGGCGCATATGTCGCGTTCGTCGGCGGCCAGAATATCATCCTCGATCTGAAGAACGAATCGAAGCGCGAGCACTGGGATATCTGCCGGGGGATGGAGGGGCATGGGATGTTCACACCTGCCCTCGGCCGTTCCGCCGTGTCGATTCAGAAGCGTCTCAATGAGTTGATGAATTTCGTCATGGAATGGATCGAGTATAGCGCGGCCGGCGCAGGGACGTTCGTGAACGTCGGGCTGATGAACGTCAACGCTTTAACGAAGCAGCGTAAGGCGCCGGGTAGGATATACCCCATACGCCTGCCAGGAGGCCAATCACTTGCCAACGCCGTCTACGAGTCCAAGCCCCCGTCGATGGCAGGAGAAGTGTTTAAGCATATCGACGATCTCACAAGCTTCGGCCAGCAAGTTACCGGAGCAGTTCCCACCGTTTCCGGTGGCACCGATATGTCTCTCAAACCTACCACGTATCTTGCAGATCGTGAACAAGCTTTGGGAAAGTTGTTCGTCCCCTGGCAGCATCTCCGCGAATTCTGGGCGCGGATGCAATATCTCGCGGTGAAGTGCTTCGCTGATAACCGCACCGACGATGAGAAGTATAGCTTACCGTCGGCTGATGGCGGCCAGATCCAGGGTGTCGTAAGACTCAGTGATCTATCGGGGGAATTTACCGCTTATCCCGAGGTCAACGATACGTTCCCACGTTTGTGGCACGATCAACAGGCACAATTTAAGGAGTTGATGAATAGCCAGGATCCGGTCGTACAGGCGTGGCTCGGCGATGCGGCGAATACGGGATATATCAAGTCGATGCTGGGCTCGCCGCAAATCTTTATCCCCGGCGCCGATGACGTGAAGAAGCAGAAGCTCGAAACGTCGCAGATGTTGATGGGTCAGCCCGCGATGTCAACCGACCCCGCCACGGGCCAGCAGCAGGTGATTCCGTCGGTGATACCCGATGAGTACGAGGATAGCCATCAGGAACATGAGCAGGAGGTTAAGCGCTGGGCGGTATCGAACGAGGGTACACGCGCCAAACGTGAGCAGCCGATGGGGTATATGAATGTGATCGCCCACGGTAAGATGCACCACGAGATGGGTCTGATGCAGGCGGTTAAGGATCAGGCGACGGTTCAGTCGGCGCAGATGGCGATGGGCGGAGGGATGCCACAGCCGGGACAACCGGGGCAAGCGGGGCCGCCGCAAGCCGCCGGGCCGCCTAAATAAGTTCGCAGGAAGCAGCAACGTTGTTGTTGTATAAATCAAAAGGAGGTGCCTATGGCACAGGTGACGGAACAGGAGTTGGAACAAGCGAAGCGCGACGGCGCACAGAGAGAAGCGCGTTTGCAACAGGCGCGTGAGTATGGTGCGAGCCAAATTACGTATATTATGAACGAAAAAGCGCAACTTTACGCGCGTATCGCTGAACTCGATAAGCAACAGAACGAATTGCTTGGGGATTTTGGTGGTTTGCAAACTGGGAAACTTGAAGCGCAGAAGGCCTGGCAAGCGCAGACACGCCCTGATCATCTTCCCTGCCCGATGTGCGGCCGGTAAGAAAAAATAGGTTGGTTTTTCCAAATCGTCTTCCCGTAACAGTCGCGAGGAAGCGGCACGTACTCCAGGACTGCAAGGAGTAACATATTATGGACAACGAAACACTCTTCGGTATAAGCACGCCTGTTTTAGACTTCACCCCTTTCGCGAAATATAACCACCTTACGTCGGGCGACGGCGGCGCGGCTCCCGGCGGAGGTGCTTCGGCGGACCCCGGAGCGGGCGCGGGAGGCGGTGGCGATGCGGGCGGAGGCGCTTCCGACGCAGGCGCGGGCGGCGGCGGGCAACCGGACGCGGAAGCGGCTTTTCTAAGCGATGCTTCAACCACGCAGGAAGGCGATACCACAACTGCGGCGGAGGAGGTTACGCCCGGCGAAGGTGAGACTGCGGAGACAACGGAGGAGATTGATCCGGCCACGGGCTTACCCAAGCCCAAAGCCGCTCCGCAGCTAACCCCCGAGCAGCAGGAACAACAACGGGTCGAGGATGAGACACTCAAAGACTTCTACGCCGCGACCCCGGCCCTAAAGGAGTTCCTTAAGACGAATCCGACCGCCCGTGCGCAGTTCTTCAAAGCCGCGCAGATGAATCAGATCTACTCGTCCGTGGACGATGCGCGTATGGCGGCTGAGTACGCTTCCGAGTTATCGAATTTCGATAAGCTGTATGCGTCGGGGAAGCCCGAGGATACCAAAGCGTTCGTCGATTCACTCTGGACGAATTCGTTGCAGAACCCCGATCAGGCGTATCACCCGACGGCGAATCCCTCACGCGGGAACTTTGAACGCATTGCTACGGCGATGACCCAAGTTGGATTCCAGGGTGTACTCGGCAACATCGAGAAGGCGGCCCAGGCGGTGGGTCTGCAACCTGCCCAGGCTCAGCGGGCGCTCGAATACGTCGCGTCGATGCTGGGGATAAGCGTTAAAGGGTTAAACGCGGTACGGGGCGGGGGAGCGGCGCCAGGCGGGCAACCGGGCGCGCCCAATCCTCAAGACGAAGCTTTAACCGCGCGCGAGCAGGCTATAATCGCCCGTGAACAAGCTGCATCTACCCGCGATCAGCAAGCGTTTGAATCGAGTGTCTCGACGGCGGTTAATACGCACGTCGCGGGCGAAGTCGATAAGCTGCTTAAGCCCGCGGCCGGGGCGCTTGCAAAACAGCCGAAATTCATTCAAGATAATATACGTCAGACGATTGTGTCCCGTACGGTGAACGCAATCGAGAACGACAAGCCTTTTCAGGTGCGGTTCAATACGGCGGAGCTTCGCGGGGATCGCAGTCCCGCGCACCAGACGGAGTTGGTTAGCCTCTGGAAGTCGCGCGTTAACGACGAGTTACCCCGGCAGGCTGCATCGGTGCTACAGGAAGCGGGCTTGAGTATTGTGACGGCGAATCAACAGAGGCTTAACGCCAAACTCGCTGCGGGAGGTAGGCGCGAAGTCCCGTCATCGTCGTCACCAGGACGTGTAACGGCACCCGGAGCAAGGCCAGGGGGACGCGGCACCCCACCCAACGCCGGCAAGGGCCAAAGCTGGGACGCACACGCGGATAAAGTGTTAGATCGATTCATCGAGACAGGTGAGTAACAGGTACAAGGTAAAAGAGGAGTCAAAACTTACCACACGTGTTGTGGAGGTTAACCGCAATTTCGTACGAGGTTCTATCAATGGCCCAAGCAACAGCGGATGTCGTCGGCCTGCAACTCGAAAAGGTGCGCCGCAAGCTCCCCGAGTTGTTTGAATACGAAGACACCCTTTTCAGTACTATCCAGAACCGCCAGGACGTGGAGAAGGTCTCCAGCCGCGTGACCCGCGTCCCGCTGCAAGTACGTCCCGGTTCGCGTTTTGGTATCGTTAATCTTGCGGGTGGACCGCTCGGACGCGGCACCGGCACCCACTATGACTTCGCGTCTCTCGCACCTATTGCTTCCCGCATCGCGATCGAGATCAACGACGATGCTCTGGCGCAAACCGACGGTGAACCCAAAGCGATCCGTAAGCTTCTGGCACAGGAAATCAAGAACGGTATGCGCGAGTTTCGGCGCCAACTCAACGCCCAGCTTCAAACCGCGGGCGATTGCGTTCAGGCGACCGTCTCCGCCGCGACCGCTACCACCATCACCGTCAACAACGCGCCG